TAAGACTCCTTGAACACGTTCTTCAACGCGCCAATGAAGTTTTCAGCAATCTCGGTGCGCAGTCCTGATTCGATTGCAACCTTGTTTTCTTCCATCCAGGTCTGAACAACGTAGTTCAGATAAGAATCAACCTTCTCAGCGAGCGTCTTAGTCACTGTTGCGACTTCCTCGTTCAACTGATTCTGGTAGTTCTCCTCGATGTTAGCAAGCTCGGTATTAACCTTAGCAGTTACTGCTGCCTCGAACAGTTCAGAAGCCTTGGAGCGGAATTCCTCGGTAAGCGACTTTTCAGCGCTCAGAAGAACATTCAGGCTTTCCTTCACGTTCTCGTCTTCCTCGGCGTCATCCTTCTTTTCGTCTTCTGACTTATCTTCGGCATCATCTTCTGATTCACCATCGGCTTCTGCTTCAGGTGCTTCGGCGTTGGAAGCTGCTGGATCCTCGAGCTTTTCTGGCTCTTTGTCACCTTCGGCTTCTTCTTTACGCTCGTCCTTATCGGTGCTATTGTCTCCCGTTTGCATTGGAGCAGGCTCCTCAGCTTTTGGTGGCAGCGCTGGATTTACCAGCGTACCATAGACATTAGCAACATCTTCGGTCTTCATTGAGACCAGCTGTTGGTATACTGCATTGATGAGTCCGGCCTTTGTCTTTGGAGGTTCAGCTGTTGGTGCTGCATTAGATGCAGCGTCAACTGCGGCTTGCGCCTTCTTCTGTTCTCCTGGCTCTTCGACCGTTCCCGGTCCTTCGCCAACATGATCGTCCTTGCCAGCGTCTTTCGATGCTGACTGGTCGATGGCGGCTTTGGTTTCAGCATTTGCCTTTACGGCATCTGTTGCCTCGTCGCCTGCCTCGCTCTTCTTTTTAGATGGTTCCTCGCCAGAAACTTCAACCTCTTCAACGAGTCCATCTTTGCGTAGTTCCTCAACAGTGATGTCTTCGATCAGATCGAACTGATTCTTGATTTTCTTAGACATACTAGTGTGTGTTACTACTAATTCTATAGCGGTTAGAGTTTTGAGAGGAAATCATTCCATACCTTCAGTTGCGCCTCGATGAGACGCTTCGAAGATGCGTTTTTAATTTCAGTCTCATACTTTTCAATTTGCTGCGGTTTGAGCATTCCATTATCCCAGACCCATTCGACGCCCTCCATGATTCCGTTTACGAAAGCATCGGGTGCCGATGGATCCTGAACGATGTCAACGGTGGAGAGAATGAAATCATTCTTAACCTCCATAATTCCGTCGCGCCCTTCTTGCAACGATCCCATTCCACGAGTTGAGACACCTAGCTGAACGCCACCTTCGATTAGACCTTTCACGATTTTACCCATCGGTGTGTCCAGGATCAGTGCCTTTCCGACAACGTTATTACCATCCCATTTAAGTTCGGTAATACGGTGCGAAACTTTGTCGAGGTTAACTGTCGGGCCATCTGGGTGATTCAGCTCACCCACTGCACGACCGGTCTTAACCTGCTCATTGATATACTTTTCTACCGCAGGCTTGAGCACCGGCAGCGGATAGCGGCGCTTGTTGCGGTTAGGCTTTTCAGCCTGCATAAAAACTCCCTCAAGGCGGACTTTCTTTACGCCGCCTTCTGCTGCCTCGGTAATATACTGCAGGCCAGCGTCATTGAATTCGGTAACGAGTTTCATTCTTATTAGTTACTTGACTGAACTGCTTTGTTGTAGATCTGAGATGCAACAGCTGCCTTGCGCTCATCGAGAGCGGCATTGATCTTCTCGCTCATTGCACGTTGAAATGCGGACTGCGCATCTGACACCTTTTCGGTGCGGAGCGCGTCGACCATATCGATGAGATTAGTATTCATATCTTGTATCAAGCTTATTTATAACTTTTAATAGCTTAACTATTAAGCAGATTTATCGAATGTCTCGTTAGCAGATATATCCTCTACGCCGGTACCCGGATCAATTTGAGGAGATTCAAGCATTTTCTCTGCATTAACTTTTGCTTCCTCGTCCATTTCTGTAGCCATTTCCTCGATATCTTCCTCTGTCTGGCGCAGAACATTACGACGTACCCAGTTCTCTGAGAAGTACTTACCAATATAGGGCGAAATAGCATTTAACTGATTGATGCGATCTGACAAGACTTCTGCGTCCTTCATTTCTGAGAAGAAGTTATCTTTGCGGAAGTCTACACGAATATGCTCCTTAAGTTCATCCCAATCTTCCTCGGTAATGACATTCTTAAGAAGCAACTGTGTACGCAGCAGTTCTAAAAATAATGCTGAGAACTTCTTGCGAAGCTTATCGATGAACTTCTGGAAGTTGACCTCATCACGAGTGATCTCTGAGGACTTACCTAGATTGAATCCGTTGTCAGGCTCCAGACGAGAGATCGGAACATTGAGTGAACGATATAGCTTCTTCTGAAAGAAGAGAATGTCCTCGATCTGCGATAGATTATCACCGCCCGGAAGTGTAGTAATCTCTGTGCCACGGCCACCCTCACGACGCGGCAGCCAGAAGTCTTCAAGCATGCTCATATGCTTGCGATCATCACGAATCTCGCCAGTCTGAGCATCATAGACAAGCTTGTTGCGGTACTGATTCATAATCGTCCGCATATATTCTTCAGCCTTGCCCTTTGGCAGATTACCGACATCAATGTAAAAGATACGACGCTCGGGTGCACGCGAGAGGCGATAGATGACAAGAGCATCCTCCATCATGCGGAGCTGATTGACTGGCTTTAGTGCCTTGTGCAGAGGAGAAAGAACACGCTTGCGAGAAGCATCCAGAATGCCAGATGTGATATAGCAGATTGCGTCCTTGTTGATCTTCAGGCCAACATCTGACTTCTGCAGACCACCATCTTGATAAAGGTAATACTCATCCAGTGTACGGACCACACGGGCGCCACTGACAGGATCAGTTTCTTCCTTGATCTCGCGAACCTTGCGAATACGTAGCGCGTCTACTCCGCGGATTTCCTGGATACCATTGCGCGGATTCTCTTCGTCCACGATGATGTGATAGTACAAACGACCATCAACGTACCATCTACGGAAAATATCCTGTCCGTTCAGGTTAAAATTCAGTAAGCGAAGAACCTGAGTAAATTCTTCCTTGATTGCCTTTTTGATTGAGCTTGGCTGCTCAAGATCATCCAAATTTAAATCAACTGGATTTTCATTATACTCATGAATGATTGACTCGTTGGTGATATTCTCAATCGCCATATCGCACTCAGGCTGCTCTGCAGCAATACGATACTTACGAATCAGGTCAACGTCTGTCTTGGCTGCATCTCCCTCGAGATCTAGATATTGGCCATAATATCCGCCAGCAGCAATTGCTGTCGATCCGTCATCAGACGTAGGCGGCACAAATGAGACTGCCTGCTTCTCGAGGTTCTTTCTCTTGATCTGCTCGCGATCATCAGAGTCGTCCTCCCTACCGAAAGTAAATCCAAAGAATTTTAGTGCCATGACGGATATAGTTGCTAGTTCTTAACGAATAAAGGCGTGGGAGTTATAAGTGCTCCCACGCCAGTATTTATTGTCAAACTAACGCATTAGTTAGTCGTATTTGATTCCCAGTAAGTAACCTGGAACTCAACACCGAACTCTTCAATCGTATTCTCGGCATCATAGCTGAGATCGATTGCAGAGACGTTTGAGACCCAGCATCCACGAAGGTCGTACTTCTTGAGTACTGATCCGTCCTTGTTCAGCTGTTCGACTGCGAGGTCGGCCATATACTGAGTAGGATTTGTCAGACCAGTATTTGCTGAGTGAGCATTAATTCCGTTCATCCAACGCTCGAACGAATTGCGAAGTGCAAAATTCGTGTCATTGATGACGGTAACGCCCCATGGTTCGAAGATACGATCTCCAGCGATCTGAATCTGACGACCACGGAATGGGACCGTGATTGGAGCGATGATTGATGCTGGAAGAGCAGCAGCCTTGATGAGGAAGGATGCCAGCTCAGTGTTTCCGGCAGCATAGGCAGGGAAGTTAGCAGTAACCTTGAACAGGTTATTGCGTGCTCCGCCACCGACGAGCTTTGCCTTGAAATCTGTGATTCCTAGATTAGCCATTGTAAGTGTTCTCCTTTAGTTGATGGTTGATATTAGTTTCCAACCAGCTCAGAGAACTGAACGCCAGTACGTGTGGCGATAAAGTTCAGAGTGATGTAGTTGATAGAACGTGCTGGCTTGATGTAGATATCAGCACGGAATTCGTTGCGGTCGATGACATCGCCGGTGTTGTTGGTTTCATCGCAGACGACCTTGAAGTCGGTGATACCACGACGGCCCTGAACATCGCGCAGGAATGGCTCAACCATATTGCGGAACATTGCGCGAGTGAATTCATCATTCAGCTCGAACAGCTGATACTTCGCAGCAGTTGAGATTGATTTCTCAAGAACGTTGAAGAGACGGCGAACATTGATTCTGTCGAAGGCTGATGGCTTGAGAAGAGCTGTCTTGTCTCCGTAGAGGCAAGTGCCTTGGCCAGGGAAGCTTACGATAGGATTGATACCGGCCTTGTAGAGGGTGTCACGATCGGCCTGCTTTGGATTGTAAGCGAGCTTTGTGATTCCTAGAATCTGTCCGCGTGTGAAGCCAGCAGGTGAGAACCATGCGTCGGCAACATTGTCAGTACGAGCGCACAGACCAGCAAGGTGACCAGCAGCAGTGATCCAGATGTTGGTATCATTGTACTTGTCGTATACCTTTACTGCACCGCTATCAATGACAGTGTAGGAATTACGAGCTGACAGCGTGTTCGTCCATGTTACAACTGAAGCTGCAGGAGATGCCTGACCAACAGAAGACTCGATCGGAGCAGAAACAAACACTACGCAATCTTTGCGGAAATCACCGAAGGCTACGAGAGCATTTGCAACTGTAGCAGTGCCAGCAGCATCACCGGCAGTGAATACCAGATTGACATCGACAGTCTCGACATCCTTCAGAACATCAAGAGCAGTTGAAACATCGCCGGCAGTTGGCGTAACATCTGTTCCACCACTCAGCGAAGTTTCCAGCGCAGAGGTGCTTGTACCGAAAGCAGTTGTTGTTGTGATAGCAGTTCCTGCATTAGTAAATGTGCCAGAATGATCAAGCCACCAAATGTACTTGGAATTGTTATTGATAACATCCTTGTAGTAATTCGATGTGCCGTCAGGCTTAGTTGCGCCAGATGCTTGAGAAACGAATTCGAACTTCTCAAGAACAGTTCCAGGTGTTCCTGAAATTGCGCCATCTTCATCGATGACTACAATGTGCAGCTCGTCGTTTGTTGAGCCGTACTTGGCGGCATCTGTTGATGTTCCTGGGACAGAGGAGAATAGGCCTTTATAACTAGCTCCAGTAACTGAATCTACCCAACCGTTAAATGCTGTGGCGTTTGCAGAGCAAACCGAAACCTTGAGAGAATTTCCAATTGATCCAAGATACTTTGCGCCCCAGATACCGCGGTCGCCTTGACCGTCAGCATACGAATTCTCGTAGACATCCTTATTTGGAATAAGGAGACCAGAATTACCACCGGAACCGGTGGTAGCGTTTAGTGCGGTAGAAGAAAATGCGCGAACAACCTTGAGGTTGGCAGCATACTTCAAAAATGAAGCCGCAGTGAGGAATGAACGAGCGGTCGCAGCGGTAGGAGCACCGAACACTGTTGCCAGTTCCTTTTCGGAAGACACAGTGACGATTTCTCCAGCAGGACCCCAGTTGAAAGCACCAGCGTATCCACCAATAGATGTGGATGTGGCCGGTACGACATTTGTTAGGTCAATTTCGTTGACCTGAACTCCGGGTGATACTTGGAATGCCATTTGATTTGGATCTCAAAGTTAGGGTTTGATGTGAAACATAATACGGATATTCGCGTGTCTTATTTATAAATAGCCGTTTTTCGAAGAATATCCTACGGTTTCCCATACATTTCCATCTGCATCGACCTCGCGTCCTTCATCTTCTTTATTCTTTTCCAAATTGCCCAGAATACCCACGGGCGCTACATCTTCTTCAACGAGTCGTAACCTTTCATTGTATAGCATATCTCGAATATCCATGCTGGACATATTCACAAAGATATCTGTGGCCACGAACCATGCAAAGATCACAAGCGACATTACTGTATCATCATGGTTGCCTTCGGCTGCTTCATATGACGAACCCGATGCTTCAAACGTGCTAAGTTCTTGAATTGTATCTGCGTCAGTAATAAGCAGTTTCTTGCCTTCGATCAGATCTTTAAGGTTTGAGCAGCCAATGCGCTTTGTTTTCTTTGTTGTCGTCAGTCCAATTGAGCCATTCTTTACTGCAGACTCTACGAACATATTTTCGTATTCCAGGTCGTAATACAATCCGTTGCAGACCACAGATCCTTGGTCATTGCTCTCAACGATAATGTACGCCTTATTATAAGTCTTTGCGTACTTGTAGATTGTATCAGGAAAGATTAGCGGAGATACTAGTGCATCTCGATAGGCAGCAACTAACTTAAATGGCCGAGCAGTAACATCGATAATAGAAAATGTCGAGAAGTCTTGATTACGACCTTTAGCAACATCCACTGCCATCACGTAGTTATGGTCAGAAATTGGGCGCTCATATACTTTCACACCATTTTGAATATAGATTGGTGATTCTGCTTTGAGCGCAAGCAGTGTTTCTGCATTGATCAGCGTGTTGCCAGTGCC